TGACAAACACCTTTGATTATATATCGAGGTTTCCCGGAATAGCGGTAGATAGTATTCTATTGTTCGAGGAAGGAACAAAACAAACAGAAGGCATACCGGTAACTGAAATAACAACCGTTACAAATGAGTGGTATGATACGGTTACATTTAACGATGTAAACACATTTTTAAAAGATGGTTATAGATACTTGCTTACTATCTTTGGAGCGAATAACGAATTGCTATGGCAAGATGTAGTTTTCTGCACGTCACAACCAATAAGTAACTTTACAGTAAACGATGGCAAGTATATTTTTAATCAGACAAACAACCAATTTATAATGTATGGACAATAATATGCAAAATCGTATATATGTAAACCTACACAATGGCTATACCGCTCCAACGGTAAAAGAAAGTCAAAAGGATATGTGGGTAGAATACGGTGACGACAACCAATACTTTGAATGGTTAATAGATAGATACGTCAAATCGCCTACCAACAATGCAGTTATTAACAATATATGCAAGTTGATATATGGTAAAGGACTGCACGCCTTAGACGCATCCAAAAAGCCGAACGATTATGCGATGCTTAGATCTATTATACATCCGGATTGTTTAAAGAAAGCTATACAAGATTTAAAAATGCTTGGTCAATGCGCTTTTCAAACTATTAAGTCTGAGGATGGTAAGATGATTGCAAAAGCAGAACATATGCCGGTACACCTTTTACGAGCGGAAAAGTGCAATGAAGAAGGGGATATTGATGCTTATTGGTATTCTGATAATTGGGCAGATATTAAAAACTATGCACCTATTCGAATACCTAAATTTGGAACGAGTAAAGAGAACATTGAGATACTTTATATCCAGAACTATTCGGTTGGTATGAAGTATTATTCCTATGTAGATTATCAAGGAGCGTTGCCTTATGCGGTACTCGAAGAAGAAATAGCTAACTATTTGATTAACGAGGTACAAAACGGTTTCTCCGGGACAAAGATTATTAACTTTAATAACGGTATTCCGGCACCCGAAGAACGAGAAAGAATTAAGAACGACACTATTGGAAGTGTAACCGGTTCACGAGGTATTAGAACAATCATTGCTTTTAATCATTCAGAAGCCAATAAGACTACAATAGACGATGTTCCGTTAAACGATGCGCCAAGTCATTACGAATACTTATCGGATGAATGTATGCGGAAGATTATGTTAGGTCATAACGTAACGAGTCCGCTATTATTTGGTATTGCTACGTCAACCGGGTTTAGTTCAAATGCTGATGAATTGAAAAACTCGTTCATACTTTACTACAATATGGTAATCAAACCGTTGCAAGAAATGATTATCGGTGGAGTAGAACAAATCTTAGCATATAATGGAGTGACGTTAAAGCTATTTTTCGAGACTTTAAAGCCACTTGAGTTGACCAACCCGGATGGAAGCCTTGTGGAAGAAGAAGATAAGCCACACAGCAAGTTTTCTAAACAAGATGATAAGGAAAAAGAGTATCAAGAAATCATTAAGAAACTCGAAAAGTACGGAACAAAAAAGCGTAAGAATTGGATAAAGATAGACGATATTCCGGTTACAGATTTAAGCACCGATAAAGAGATAGATTTGGAATTATCGATGGCTCAAAACAAATGGGATAAAGATAAAAAGCAACGTTCTGCGAAGCATCTACTTAATAGGGTGAAAAAAGCATACTTGATTGCGACCGGTCAAGCAACCCCTTCCGAAATATCGGAGCAAGATATGATATGGGATGAGTTCTATTTTATTACACGTTACAAATACGAGGGCACAATTACTGCAGATACACGACCGTTCTGTCGAGCAATGTTGTCAGCTGACTTATTGTATCGCAAAGAGGATATTGAAGCAATGAGTAACGAAGCGGTTAACCCTGGTTGGGGGCCTAACGGAACAAGCACATACGATGTATTTTTGTACAAAGGCGGTGGAAATTGTAAGCATCTATGGAGAAGGCAAGTGTTTGTAGGTATAGATGATGAAATGAGTACACCTTTAGACCCTAACTCTGAACGAGCACATCAAATCAGTATCTATCAAGCAGAAAAGTATGGGTATAGAGTTCGCAACCCGAAAGGAGTAAGTGTACCAACTTATGACTTGCCTAATCACGGTTTTTTAGAGAAATAATATGGAAGCATTATTCATAACCAAAGAAGATATTACAAGGCTTACCGTTATGGGTGGGAGCGTTGATGTAGATAAGTATGTGCAATTCATCAAGATTGCTCAAGACTTACATATAAAGAAGTTCTTAGGAGAAAACCTATACAACAAGTATCAGACACTTTTACAAGGTGGAACGATCGGACAACCGGCAAATGTAAATTATAAGAACCTATTAGACACATACATAAAGTATATGACAATACATTGGAGTATGGTAGAGTATTTGCCTTTTGCAGCCTATACGATTGGAAACAAAGGTGTATATAAGCACACGTCTGAAACCGGAGAAGTTGTAAGTAAAGAAGAAGTAGATGCTCTTATTGAGAAAGAGCGTGACATAGCGCAGTCATACACGACAAGTTTTATAGACCATATAAATAATTTCAGTTCGTTATATCCGGAATATTTGAATAATAGCAACGGACAAATGCACCCAACAAAAAAGAACAATTTTAGTGGATTGCACCTATGAAATACAAACCGAAGAAAGAGAATATTGATAAATTAAAAGCATACCTAAACAAAAAGTATGGCGACAAAAAAGATAAGTGCGTTACCGGCAAAGTCAGCTCTATTAGAAGCGACAGATAGGATTGCAGCAGTAAAAGAAGACCCTACAAGTATGACAGGTTTCCGAACCGTTTATATTACCG